GGTTATCGTCGCCGTAATTGACGAAGCCCTCACGGTTTGGAGTTTCGCGATACGAACGCTCCTCGTATTTTGCTAATTGTAGAATTTCCATTACTGGTAGTAAATAACGTTATCCGGGATGGATATAGAAGGAATGTCGTATCCGGTTTCTCCGGTTACCGTAAGCGTCCCGCGCTCAATTAAGCCCTCTACGCTTGCATCGGTAGGGGTGAGGTTCGTACTTGAGTTTTGCCCGTATACGTCGTAGGTATATTGCCCCGATTGGGTAAGAAGGACGCGCCCGGCAGTGCCTAAAGGTTGGTTCGTAAATACGGAGAGCTTCGTATATCGCGCGTTGTCTGCCTCTACGTTTCCAACCATTGCAAAGGTATCTTGGCTCGCCATGCTCGTAAATATAACGAGATAGTGAGTAAACGAATCGAAGTCCTTTTTCATCTCTTGAAGGGTGAGATAAATAAACTGTTCATTCGAACTATTGGGAACGAGTGTAATCATATCAAATGAGCTTCAGGAATAATAGAATCCATCTCGAAAACCTCGGGAGTAGCTTGGAAATATTTGGTAACGTTTACATCCGTCTTAACGTCAGCAATAAAACAACCCTCCATCGTATGGATGCGGGGCTTATACACTTCTTCAACACGCCCGTGTGAATAACCGTCGCAGCCCTTTACGCGGTCATTCCACATAATTTTCACCTTGTCCACGATAGCTCGACTAATAAAACGACCAGCTCCGCAACGGTAGCCCTTTAAGTACGTTCCCTTGCGGGTGTCTCTTTCAAAGAAATACAGCTCATTGAATCCCGCGAACTCGTACTTTTTCATAGCTTCGACAATCCTCTCTGCACCTCCAGGCAATAAGAAGTCGTCCGATCCCAACTGCATAAACCAATCCCATTGGTACTTCTTCATCCAGTCGTAGAGCAGTTGGTTCTTAGTTCCGAGGCGGTCGTTTGGGATCCGTTTATTTTTCCATCCGTATTCTTCCGCCAACGCTCGGTGATCGTCTTCGCTGTGTCCGATATACGGAATCAGTTCGTAACCCAAGGCTTCGAATTCGAGGATGTTTCTTTTCAGACCCTCGTAACAAGCGCGGGTCAACTCCAGGCGTTTCCAAACGGGTATATGTAAAGCAATTCTCATCCGAAGCGTTTTTGTAATTCCGTAACAATATACTCCGGAACCAAGTCCCGCAATTCGTGCGAGTCTTTATGGAAGGGTGCTTTAATCTCTTCTACGTACATACCCGCGCGGTGGTGGCTTATTTGGTTCGCTCCGTCGGTGTGTAAGCCCTTGGGCATTTGCGCAACTCTTACGCGCTTTTTAATTGGGCTTTGATCGCGAATCCATCCGTCAATATTGCGCTTTGGGTACGGGCCTTCGAGGCTTTTCATAAACTTGGTTTTTGTAGCCATAAACAATCCCGTCGCTGTTTCTCTTGGGCGTTCCCAACGAGCCGTTTTAAAGGTGTTTAAATCGACAAATAGACCGCAAGACCAATCTACCCAATCGGCATCTTTTAAGGCCTCTACGCTTTGCTCTATTCGGTCGGAAGGGCTATAATTATCCGAGGCGCAAAGAGCGTAGTTTTCGAACCGCGCTTCTTGGGCGATAATGACCCACTTTTGCGAAAGAGGAACCCACGAAGTAAGAGGGATGTATTTCACGCGGTTACAACCCGCTTCCTTGAGGCGGTCGAGGTAAGGTTCTAAATACTTCTCCCCGCTATAATAAGCTCCCGTTTCCTCGCAAACAATCAACTCCCAATCGTGGGAGGTTTCTTGGTTGCAAAGCGCCTCTAATTGTAGCCAGAGGATAGGGTTACTGTTATATGTGGGTAGAGCTATTGTCATGATATAGAAAGGGGAGGACTTGCGCCCCCCCCGTCCTTGAACCTACAAACCAAACAAAATGAAATCAGGATCCCGCAGTAAGCGTTACGTTAGTAAAGCCACTCGCGAGGAAAGGTGCTGGGATTGCTTCTTCGGCGGTGAACTGCAACTGATAACCGTTTAAGTCACCCTTCGCCGTTCCGGTGCCTACCGTACCTCCGGTAGATTCCGCGCCCGTAGTGTGCCCCATGATGAGGTAATTATCGTTATTGTCTTGAACGATAACCGACAAACGGCTCTTCATGAGGTCGTAAAGTTCGGCGTTGTCTCCTGCCGTTAAATTCGGAAGCGTCAACTCCAAAACTTGAGAGAAAAATACCGTACCGGTTTCTACCGATGCCGTAACGGTCTGTTGGAATGAACCGCTGTTCTTGGTGAGTTCGAATGAGCGGAAGGTAACTGCCGCTGAAGCGTCGTCAATTTCACCGCTCGAAACGGCGTTCCAAGAAACGTCTCCGAGTTGTGCAATCCATACCTTCTTAATTCCCCCGATCTTGTCTTTACAAGGGAACGCGCGTCCATTTATTGTGATGCTACAAGCCATATTCAAAGGGGGTTAAGGGGAGGGATTTAAAGCCCCTCCCCGATTCGATTAGCAGTTACGTCGAACAACAGCGGTAGACGCTTCGTCTACGATTTGCGTTCCACCGTCGAACATCATGATGATGCGCGTTTGATCCGCTCCGGTGAAGTTGCGCAAGTCGATGAAGCGAGCCTCGACGTGGTCGGTCAACACGTTAGTACCGAAGTACAAGTTCTCCTTGCGAGAAGCGAGGAGCGTGTCGTCAGGGAATCCAGCGGGGCAAATGATTTCGTAGCCCAAGTAGAACTTCGCCATCTGCGTAGCCAACACGGGGTTGTTATCATCTGCGGCCAAGAACTGGAAGTACAACTGGAAGGTCTTACGGCTCATGTAGATGACCGTGGCAGGGTCGCCAATCAAGGCGTCCGGCAAGTCAGCCACCAAAGAGGCAAGGTGAGTAGCGATGCCAGTCAAGGCGTTGTCGTCACCCGTGAAGGCACCGTTCACCAACGTCTCGTTAGTACCTGCACCCGCGACGTACTTGGCCATGATGCCGTCGTACAAGTCGTAGGTAGGGGCGCCTCCGTCGGTGTAGTCGTAGTTGCCCTGCCAGATGTTACGCTCGATGCTTTCAGCAACGCGAGCACTCACGTACTGTGCGAGGAACTGCTCGTAGTCGCCGGGGACGGCAGCAAACGAACCACGCATCTGCTCGGCAGCCCAAGTGCGTGCCAACTCGTGGTTGCAGATTTCCTCGTTGACCTGCAACTCGGTCGTAGTCAACACCACGTCAGAGATGTCGAGTGGAGTGGCAGGTGAGGAGAAGTCGCAAGTACGTGCTGCGATGGTGCCTTCAGTCACCTTGCGCAAGTTAGCCTTGTAGCGAACGTTGTCGAGAATAGTGCAGTACCCGTTCGCAATGGTATCTGCGCTCAAAATTGCGGGAGCAACGAAAGGAACGGCAGCCGTGCCCGCGTACGTGCTTGTCCCGAATGTCATGTCAGCCATGATAGCTTATTTTGAAAATTGGTTTGCAAGGGCGCGGACGCGCTCTTCGATTGTCATGTTTGCAAGGTCGAGTGGCTCGGCCTTGGGTGCGCTTGGTGCCTTGTGCTTGAGGCCAGCGTGGGCGCTCATCTTGTGCAACTGCTCCAAGCGTTCGTTTGTTTGTGCGAGTGCCTCCTTGAGCAAGTCAATCTCGGACTTCTCTTCAACGGCGCTCAACTCCTCCTTGGCTTCCTCAGCCTCGGGTTCTGCTTCAACCTCTACTTCCACCTCGACCTCTTTCTCGGCCTTTGGTGCTTCGGGGTTGACCTGCATCTCTTCCTTGTCCTTGTAGCCCATCTCCTCGTCTTCCTCTTCTGCCTCTACTTCGGCTTCGGGTTGTGCATAGATTTCTTCCACCGCTACGGCGATGGCTTGAGCGACTTCTTCACCGAGGTCCGGGAATCGCTCTTGGAGCATGGCGAAGACCAGCTCGGCGTTCAGTTCTACTTTCATGTCGGTAGTTTGTTCCTCGTCGGAGGAGAGTTTCTTCTTCTTCTTTGGTGGCTTTGCAGGGGGATCGGCAGGCGGTGGAGTCTCCTCGACCACGGGCTTCTTGGCCCGCTTCGTTGGGTCGATGTTCGGGATGTTAGCAGGCTTACCGTCGGCTCCTTTGCCTTCGCCACCCTTGCCATCCGACACGGGCTTCTGGACCTTGTTGATTTTGCCGATGTCTCCGATGGAGATGACCCCGCCGTCTGCGAGGGTGTAGTCGCCAGGGGGAAGCGGGATGCGCTCGCCCTCGTCGTTGATGATGTAAGCCTCGCCCTCCTCTACGAAGTCGTCGCCGTCGGTGTAGATGACGGTGCCGTTCTCAAGGGTGGCCTCTGCCAGTTCGGTACGTGTCTGCTCCACCGTCAGGTCGACGTTGAATTTGTGGAACAGTTCCTGCACTCTTTCTTGGATGGTCATGGGGTGCCGTTTTTTATATAAGGTTCAAGGATGGTCAATCCTGAACTTTTGGTGAAAATTCTTTTTCGAGCTCGCTCATGAGTTCCTCCTTCAGCTTGGACTCGGCCCATCGCTTCGCAGCTTTGCCACCCCACAAGAGGTACGAGATGTACCCGCACGACGTGCTGTCGCCTTCCTCGTAGTACACCTCGGCACGTGCCAAATAGGACGCCATGCGCTTGACGGTCTCGAGGCTTAGGGGTTCGCCTTGGGCTAGTTGTTGCGCTCGGACCTTGCCTGTCTGCGTGGCGCACTTGTTGCCTCCCTTCTCGTTTAGCTCGATGCCTCGCTTCGCGTTGTTCCTGACAGCCTCGGGATAGTCGCTGTAGGACTCCATGACGACCCGCGTGCCGGACTTGGTTCGCTTGTCGGTCTTCACAATCGCTTTGGCAAGCTCGGCAAGCATCTCGTCTTCTGCGTTCTTCTTCATCTTGTCGACGAAGTAGCCCTCGATTGAGAAGCCCTTAACCTTGCCCTCCTTGACCCACTCCTGCCAGATAGCCTCGTTGTCCACCTTGACAGCCACCATCCACGTACCGACCGGGACGTCGAGGTCGTAGAGGTGCGACTTGTCCTGTTCCTTGTTCTCCACGATCCACGACTCCACGACGGTCAGGCCGTGGATTTGGTGTTCGTGTTCGAGGGTGTGCTTGGCTTGGTTGCCGTGCTTCAGGTACAGCTCGCTCGCTTTGCGGACGGTGTTCTTGGAGAAGTAGACGTAGAACTCGTCCTCCCCGTTCTTTCTGAAGATAGGCTTGTCGGGTACGAGGGCGGGTCCGATGAGGACGCGCTTGTCGGCGTCCACCTCCGCGAACTGCACGCGCTGTTCCTTGAGTGCGATGAAGTCTAGCTCGATGGCTGGACGGTCGACGAGGGATATGGCGTCGATGCCGTACAGCTCCGCCTCTTCGTCTATGATAAGTTCTACGATTCTCATAACGTTGCTTGGTCTTGGATTTGTTGGTTGGCTTGTTGTGCGTTGCTCACGTCCTGAGCGACGACGTAGGCTTGGATGGGTTCGGCTTGGCCTGCCCCCTCACCGAGGAAGGAGAGGTCTAGCTGTGGGGCTTGCGTGGTTGCGCCAAAGTCTCCGCCACCTGCCCCGCTTGACGGCACGCTACCCCCACCACCACCTCCGGAGGCGCTAGGGCTTGTGAACTTTTGGCTGTTAATTTTTTTGACGTTAGCCAAGCCGAGGGCAACGGCACTCGCTGCTGCGGCGGCACCCAGGGCAGGTCCAACAATCGGAATGCCTGCAAGCGACTTGAACGCCTGCACGGCGCTCTCGTAGGTAGAGATA